CACCTATCTTTTCAGGCAATCCATATCTAAATCTAACAAAATCACCATCTGTCCATTGACCTTCGGCCCCTGATTCGGTGTCTTGTTTGTTAAATCCAGGCTTGAAATTTAATTTTTGTAGCATATAGTAGCTTATATATTAGTTTTATAAAGAATGAAAGTAACAATATAATGAGATTAGCTTATTCAATACCTAATAAATTATGGTGGATTCATGATTTTTTATCTCTTGATATATATAAAGGTATTCATGATGCTATCATAAAAGAAAGAAAAGATATTAATTTACATAATACAAAAGGGTTATGGGATGAAAATTTAATTTCACATATTAAAGCTCCGGATAGAGTAGTGGGTGTATCAAGTTATCCTCCTTTTCTAAAATTAGCAACTTTAATTAAACATAATCAATTTCTTTCTATGGATAATGTTAAAAAAATTACAGCTAATATTCACTACATGAAAAAAGATACAGGTATTCAATGGCACAATGATGGTAAGTGGAAATATGGAGCAACTTATTATATTAATAGAAGATGGAACAAAAATTTTGGTGGGGAGTTCATGTTTAGTGATGACTTAGGACATGGTTTTTTACCTTTTGTAGGTAATTCTTTAGTCGTAGTTAAGTCAATAGAACATAAAGTTAATCCAGTTAGATCAAATGTAATGCCTCGTATAACTGTACAAATGTTTATGGAATAAAATAAAAAAAGTGTGATATGGCCTACAATTATAAAATAACTGATTTAAAATTTCGTATTAATAAATTAATTCCACAAGATAAATGTAAATTTTTAATTAGTATTTTTGAAAAATATAAAAACCTAAGTCATAGTGAAGAAAGTTACAAATTTAAAACTAATAAAGTTGAACAAGATAATTTTTTATGTTTAAATTTATCTATGATCGATAACCCAAATCAAGATATTAAAAAAGCATTAACAATAGCAAAAGAATATTTAACAATAATGATTTTTAATTATGTAAATTATATAAAAGTTAAAAAAATATGTCCTTTTTTTAATGATGCTTACATTAATTCAAGTAGTAATATACGAATACTTAAATATGAAACAGGTCAATCTATAGCAGATCATTCTGATGTTGATTATAAAACAAGAGCATCTTGTACTTTAAATTTAAATGAAGACTATGAAGGTGGTGAATTTAGCTTCTTTAATGGTCAAATAAAAGAAACCTTTAAAACAGGAGATGGTATGATATTTCCTGCTGAACCTATATGGATTCATGGTACAGAACCTATAACTAAAGGAACTCGGTATACCATTAATTGTTTTTTACACTCTGCGGAAATAAAATGATTAGCATTAATATTAAAAATAATAAATTAAGTGAAGAAAGAAATTCTATTACGGTTACCTATCCGAGAACTGTAAGTTTAATATTTGGTCACTATCCATATATTGAAGACATTCACAATTTAATGATTGATATAAAAAACAACGTTGATGTAAAAATGAAAAATTATACTAATGTCAAAGGTGGAATGACAAGTTGGACCCACTTCTTAGATAAACCATTATTTAGTAAATTTTTAACTTTTATAATTAATAAACATCAAATTACTCATCCTCATTTATTTCAGTATTTTTATGAAAAGAATTATGTGAATGATGCTTGGGGAAATGAAATTAAAACAGGAGATAGACTAAACTATCATGTTCATCATCACCATCATGGTATTCTTTATTTAACAGAAGGTTGCGATTTAATTTTACCTGAACTAAATATTAAAATTACTCCTCAACCAGGGGATTATTATATATTTCCGCCACATGTTCGACATGGCTTTGAAGAATACACTGGAAAAAATAATAGATATAGCTTAGTATTTGATTTTGATCAAAGAAAGGGTTTTGATTTCGAAAAAAAACAGAATGATTATTTACAATTACAAAACAGAAAAAAAAGTTAGTCCAATGGCTCCTAATTTTTCGTTTAAGATGGCGGAAGATATGATTCATATTGATTTAAATAAATTTAAATTATTTTTTTTAGATAAAGAAAAAGAACTTTTAAATAAATATGATGCTTACGATGATGGAGCAACAGGTTTAGGAAATAATAGTGTTACTTCAAGATATGCTAATTATAATTTGTTAAACTTCCCTGAAATGTTTTTCTTAAAAAAAATTATCGAAGATAAACATAAAATATTTTTAAAACAATTAAATATAAAAATAGAAGAACCCTATTATATATTGTGCTGGTTTAATGTTTTAAGAAAAGGAGAATCTATAAAAAAACATTATCATAGTAAACTGGAAGAAGGATATTCTTTTTTAAGTGGACATATATGTGTAAATGCAAAAAATAGTTCTACTTATTATGAGCCACCTTTTTTTAATGGATGCATTGAAATTAAAAATCAAAATAATCAAATTGTATTTTTTCCAAGTTGGCTAGATCACTATACTAGTAAAGTGGATAAAGACTATGACAGAATAACAGTTGCATTTGATATAATTTACCAACAATATAAACCAACATTTGACCCTAAAAACGAATTAAAAAAATGGATTAAATTAAATGGATAAAACAGTTCAAATAGAAAATTTTATTGGTGTATATGACAATTTTATCATGCCCGATGATTGTCAGAAAGCTATAGATTTTTATGAAAGAAGAGTAAAATTTAATGAAACAATTAACAGAACTGATTTTGAAAAAGCAGGGACGTTAACAAAACAAGATCAACAATTTTTTGCTAATGAACATAATATAGATTTATGGTGGGAAGAATTAAAAACTATGATGATGAATTTTGATATTGCTTTTCAAAATTATTTAACTCAAACAGGTGCAAAACAAGCTTATGGACAAGATAAATTTTTTTATACTTGTTTAAAAATTCAAAAAACCTTACGTACTGAAGGTTATCATACATGGCATATAGAACACGGAAAAGGACATGACAATGAACCTAGAGCTTTTGTTTTTACTATTTATTTAAATGATGTAAAAGATGGTGGAGAAACCGAGTTTTTACATTTTTCAAAAAGAGTTCAACCTAAAACAGGTAGACTAGTTATATGGCCTGCTGGTTTTCCATACGTACACAGAGGTAATCCACCTTTATCAGGTGACGGTAAATATATATTAACTTCTTGGATGATGTTACGATGAGTATGATGTAGGTCTTGCACCTTTTCTAGCTATTTGATCAGATTCACTTTCAGTAGAAGCAACTGTTCCATCATTATTATATGTAGTAATAACATCTGCATCCCAATTAGCTTGTAATTGTGCTAAATGAGCAGCATCCCACCCATCTATAAAAGGTTGAAAATCACCTAAGTTTGCTGCTGCAAGACTTGAGTGAGGAGTGTCATCTCTATATTCCACTTGATCACTTTCAACTGTATTTTCATATTGAATTGCCCAAATGTTAGAATATTTACTTTGGCTCCAAAGTGAATCATTATTAACAACGTAACCTAAGCCGTCACTTGCACCTTCGTCATAATTTTTAACAATCATCTTGTCGTCAAATACTATTACCCATTTTCCATTTGTTGCCATAACTTCTCCTAAGTTTTTATAATATAAATAATTGTTAAATAAGGTTGTAAAACTGATGGGTTAGATGCAGTTCCGCTAAAGGTTGCACTCATGTTATGTGAGTGACCAGAACCAGAACCTGTACTACCTGTATTAGTTGTGTTAGCTCCAGCTGCTGCTTGTGGTTGTGGAAAACCTGCTCCATTTTGACAACCCGCACTGTGACTGTGTGATGCTAATTGAGCAGTTGATAAAGTTGCGTTAGCTGTTGAACCACCAACATTCCCTGCAGGTGTTACTGATACAGTGTTTGCTCCACCAGTTGAAGCTAAAGCTTTATTATTAGATTTTCCAACCGCTACATTGTCTGCTAAATTAGGAACATTAAACGTAGATGCGCCATCTCCAACTCCGTAAGTTGTACTTACGATTGCAAATAAAGCTGCATAAGTTGATCTTGAAACTGCTTGACCATTACACTCTAAAAAACCTGTTGGCACTGAAGCAGAAGACCACGGCACAATAGTCGCTGTAGGAATTCCCTCGATACCTGTAAGGTTTGCTCCTGAAAAATCGTATTTTGTTGCTTCGTAATTTGACATATTATTTCTCCGTGTAAGTCCATCCTGTTGTAGCATCTCCTGAGAATACTAATGAAAAAGCTGCGCCTTGAGTATTAACTACAAGATCAGATGCTGCATTAGCTATATTAGAAGAGTTTCTACCAACAGTCAATGCGTTAGTATTGAAATCATAACCTTGATCTACAAAATGCACCTCGTCTCCTGTAGCAGGTGAGGCTGGAAGCGTAATTGTTACTGCTCCACCATTTGTATTTACTAAAAGTTTAGCACCAGCTTGAACTGTTTCTGCTGCTGATACTGCTCTCCAATTTCTTTGTTCAGATAATTTTACAATATTTGTTCCATCAGAATATAATGTGTAGTTATTTCCTTCACATAATAATACACCTGTTCCTGAAGCTGTTTTAAAAGTTAAAGTGTTGTTAGCATGATTACATGCATTTTCAACATGATAAACTTTTTCAATTGAATTTGGAATACTAACTGTCAAGTTTGAAGCTAAAGTTCCTGTTAATTTTATTACATCATTTTTACCATTTGATACTGCACCATTAGTAAAAGTTAAAGATCTAGCAGCGTTAGTTATATTAAAGGTAGTAAAACCACCAATTGCTTGCTCTAAAATTAAAAGATTAGTATTTGTAATTTGTCCCCAAGTTCCTGAATTTTCTCCAGTTGCTTGTACTGTAAGTTTTAAATTTGCTGATGTTGAATTCGCCATATTAAATTCCTTATATCGTTTATTTTATTAAAATAAAGAGAAAGTGTCAAACTCTTTATGCAACGACTTCCCTCCATCCAGGAGGATCTATTGGAGCAGAACCTGTATTTATTTCGTTCCAGATAAGAGCATTACCACTTCCTAGTGTTGTAGTCAACCCAAAACCATTAAAAGTTACATTGACATCTGTAAATGCAGATACTGAAGCAACCCTTGCTAACATTGGATTTTGTGTTACAGGAACTACTGTTCTTAAATCTATTGTAGCTGTTCCTAAATTTGCAGCCATTCCAAAACCTGTAGGACTTGTAATTACATCCCCTTGATGTCCTATTTGACCTAAAGATAAAAGACCTGCATTCCCTTGAATCATTGCATCAGGTGCAGGGTCTACTTGACCTAAAGTTAATTGTGCTACGTTTAAAGTATTAAGAGTTAAAGTTGCATCTCCTGTTACAGATTGTGGTGCAGCTAAACTAGCGGTTAATCCAAAACCAGTTAGAGTCGGTTGAATAGAACTACCTGGTTCACCCCAGTCATTATCTCCCCAACCAAGTCTACCCCAACCTTGTTCATTAAATGCTTCTACAGAACCAAGTCCCATAGTAGCACCAATACCTGTTAACATTGCATCAGGACCAGCATCTGGTGTACCTAAAGAATTTGTAAGTGCAAAACCTGTTAAATCAACTTCTGCTAAACCTGTAGCAGTTACGCTACCTAAAGAATTTGTAAGTGCAAAACCTGTTGGAATTACAGTTACGTCCCCCTGCATTCCTACAGTTCCTAAATTTCCTGATAAAGAATTACCTGTAGCAATAAGGGTACCTGCTATACCCCAAGCTTGTTCACCCCATTCAAGTCTTCCCCAACCTAAATTAATTTCTGTTGTAACAGTTTCATTTCCAAGATTTGCAGAAAGAGCTTGACCTGTAGGTTGAACAGTAGGATCAGTTTGATCTCCCCATTGATTAATACCCCAGGTACCAACGTTCCAAGTTTTACCTGTAGCAACATCCATGAGTCCACCCATTCCTATTCCATGCACATAACATAGATAATAAAAATCAGGTGCCGATACATCTATTTCAACATACCGAGTGGTTGCTGCATTAAATGTAGTTGTGTTTATATAGTTTGAAGAACTTGTTGGAGCATCTAAATAATAAGTTACCCCTGAAGAAATAATTCCAGATGTGCTTGTGTTTGTAGAAAAAATTAAAGGATGTCCGTCATTAGATGCATCACTTTGATCAAAACGTAAAGTTGATCCTCCAGCCCAAATAATATTACCTGGTCCAGATGAACTACGAGTGCCATCTACATAATATACATTACCCGTACCTCCACCATACAAGTTACCACTTGCTACAGTGACAGTATAAGTTTTATCCGCCATAGGAGCTGCCTCCTATTAGCCCGATATTCTTAGTATCGCTGCTGTTGATGTTGGTGCTGGAAACTGAACTGTAAACGTACCTGAAGTAGCTGTTTTATCTCCTCCAAAATCTAAAACACAAACTGCAGAGTTAGTAGTTGCAGATGATGTGTTATAAATTAAAGCTCCTCTTGCTGTCAGAGTAACGTTTTGAAATGACAGGTCAGCAAAATCTGCTCTTGCAACACCTGCTGTTAAAGAAGTAGGATTGTTTACAAGTGCTCCACCACCAGATGTGTAGTTTGACGATGAAACTTCGTTCCCTGTTGTGAATGAAGTTGTTGCTGAGTTAAGAGTAGCTGAAGAAGTATAAAGAGCTAACTTATATTTATCACCACCAGATTGTTTAAAATTAGAATCACCTTCTAGTAGTAACTTTTTAAAGTTGTTTGCAATTGCTTGTGTTATAGCCATAATTTATTCTCCTATTTACCTATACGAGGAACACCACTTTGATATTCATCTCGTCTTCTTCTTCCCAT